GCATCTGCGCGACCGGCGGAACGTTGACGCACCGGAGCACGGCCACGAAAAAGCCCCCAGCGGATGACCGAAGGGGGCTTGGTGGTCCTGGGATGCGTCATCCAGGACATGGTGGTTGCGGGGGCCCGCAATCTCGTCCAGAGACACGTCACGGTGCAAATCTGGCTGAGCCAACCCCGAAGGAAAAAGCCTCAAAACACTGTATAAAGCCACAGTATGAGGTTTCGTGTTCACACCGCCAGGCGGGAGGGGCGGATCAAGCCCCGCTATCAACTCTTCGAGGCGTCTCAGGTCGGGCACCTGCAGGTGCTGACTGAGCACGTCTCGCACCTCAATCGTGCATCCCTGGTGGCCCGGCTTCGCGGCATCGATGAAGAGACCATGGCCGAGGTGGACATGCTGCCCGCCCTCTTGGACGCCACGGTCATTGAGGTGAAGCGGGATCGCATCGTGATCGCAGGCCTGGAAAGTCATGCCTGCGGCATCGACAACGTCATCGACTTTGCCCAGAGCTGGCTGCTCTACCCGGCCGAAGACTTCCCCAAGACCAGCATCTCAGAAGAGACGACTACAACTTCGGAATCAAGCGCGAAGAGCGTGAATGCCGCGACTACAACAACTTCTATGACTTTTTCAGGGGCAAAGGCGGGATTGCAGAAGGCCAAAACAAGGCCCAAGCCCCTCTGAAGCCCCTTAAAAAGGGACCGCCTCGATCCGCAATTTCCCGTAGTTTGGACGCCACCGTATGCCGATCATCAAAAAAAGATGACAATTGAGGCACAGCACCAGCAGCCGAGCCGCGCAACAGGGTAAACCCGCAAGGAAGCCCCTGTAATAAAGGTGAACGACTGGCGGCGCTGTTTCGTTATAGTGGCACCTGACACAGATCTAGTGTCTCAAGCAGTACCGAGACGCTAGGGATGGTGTCTACCCGCGTTCGGGTGGGTATAAGCAAGAAAGCCAGCAGGCGGCAACCTGCTGGCGTCTTGCCCCGGCACTAGGTCCAGGAAGCGTGTTTTCCCGAGGGAAGTATTCACATCGCAAATGAATCATACCTCTGGAGCGCGTGAACTGGGAACTTCAACGGTCATTCACTTGAGGAATACTCATGACCAAGAAGAAACCTGCGACCATCGTGTCGCACCGCAGCGCCGTCGATGGACGGTTCATCACCCAGCAACAGGCCAAGGCAGCACCGCGTGAGTCCGTCAGGGAAACACGCCCCGCACCTAAGCCGTGTGGACCGAAGGGAGGCCGCAAGTGAGCAGCTTCCGCGACGATATGGTCCACGTCCGGCGCTACAAGCGGCGCCGCTTTGGGCGTGAAGAGGACGTCTGCGAACACTGGCGCAGCCCACCGAGCTGCTGATCCCTCAGCAGCAGGCCCCGGAGTCGAAAGGCCCCGGGGCCTTTTTCATTTCTCACTGTTCACCAACAAGCTGGCCCTGCTGGCCTACCTGGATGTTGCCTTCCAGCCCGGCCACACACACCGGCCCCACCACCCTGGTGATGTAAGCCTGCAGCCCCGTCACTTGGACTGAGAGCGCGTCAGCGACTCCCGCCACCGCTGCGTATCGGCTGCTGCATTCTTCGAGTGCATCGGCGGCGGCGACGGCTCCATGAGCGATGGATCCGGCTGGGCTGCTTTGGGCCGCTCGGCTTGCACGGTCACGAAACTGGGTGATCGTGTCGCGCAGCTCGCCACGGACAACGCGCAGATCAGCGCGAGCATCAGCCAGAGCCAGTTGGGCTTGCTTGAGTTCATGTTGTGCCTCCAGAGCGGCCAGGGCCGCGCTTGTTTCGGTCTTGAGCTTGTGAGCCTGGGCATCGGCCAAGGCTTGGCGGTGCACCTCTTGCCAGCGGTCTCGCTCGGCCTGCACCGCAGCACCGACAACTTCCTGGGCATGGCGCTGATGCCACAGCCACAACAGAATCAGAACGCAAATCAGGGCCGTGGCTGGAATAAAAGTTCGACGCATGTCAGTACCTCAAATGCCACCACGGGCGCTCCAAACCGTACTCACCGAGCATGGCTATGGCCTCTTGCGATTCGCGCAAAGCCAAAGCCCTCAAGGCCTCGATGTCGGCTGCTATTGCGGCTTGCTGCTCACGATCTGGCGCAAGTCGCTCGACCAGATCGACCGTAGCGGCTCGGCTGTAACCTCGGCTTGGGCACATGACCTGATCGCATTGGCCACCGTCTCCGTGCTGCTGTTGATGCATGTCGCTGCCTCCGCTGTGGCAGCCCAGCTGCCGGCCATGATCCGCAAGCGCGGGCCCGTCACTGATGGGCACCAGAACGAGTGCCAGACGCCGCTCGTACCGAAGCCAAACGCCCCGCCCTGCCCGGTCCCGCCCATGAGGCGGGGTGAGCAAGACGCGGTGTTGATGAGGTAGGCGCGGCACTCTTTGCGCACATTGACGATGGGATCACCACCGGCTGCCGCGTTGTTGCACATGAGCGAACCAGCGGGGGCGTATCGGTAGGCCCACCTGTCGCGGGCTCCGTACTCGACCAACGCGGGCGCGGCGAGCGTTGCTCGGCCACCCTCGGCAACCACCACGGTCTGAGCGTGGGCGGTGCCGATGAGCGCCAGGATCAGGGCGTATCTCATGTGTCACTCCTTATGCACTCAGCGCGGCGGCCAGTGCGGCATTGCTTGCGGCGGCCTGTGCTGTGGTTTCCAGGGCCGTCTGCATGAGCCGATCGCTTTCTGCTGCGGTCAAGCCGCTGACGCCTGTTTCGACCGCGTAGGCCCGGCCGTACTCCATCTGCACGCCACCGCCGCCGGCCCTGATGACCGTCGAACCGTCGGATCGGTACAGCCTGCCACCCACCACGCGCACGGGGGCGGCGTTCACGTTCTGGATTCGCATGTCGACCAGATCCACATTGATCCGGTAATTCACGTCGTCCTCGGCTGTCATGCCGCCGTGGAAGAACCTGATTCCGTTTTCGGTCATCTGCCCGGCGATGTACCAGGCATAACCCCGCTGCACTGTCGTGACGCCATCGGGGTCGTCGATGTCGATCTCGACGTTCGGATAGTCCTCGATGAACTCAGTCACGGCGTCGCCGTCGATGGCGTTTGCGTTGTACACCTTGTCATCGACCTGGTCGGCCAGGATCGACCAGCCGAACTCAGAAGCGACGGTGCGGTATTGCGCCGGCACCTTAGCAGCCGCGCCAGACTGATAGGCCAGGCGCACCTGCACAATGTCGCCCGCGCTGAACGTGCTGCCGTCCGGGTAACTCAGCGACCAGCTGGTGCCGGCCACGATCGTGTTTTCCACTTCGGTGCCGGCCGTGACGTTGACGACCTGGATGCGCGACCCTGGCACGACGTTCGTCACGGACGCGGCGGCCTGCATCACTGCTTCTTCGACGGTGATCGTCGCCGGTGTGGTGTTGACGTAAGACACGCCGGACACGACCTTCACTGTGATGTTCCCGCCGCTGTTGTTGACCAGCGTGATCGTGCCGGAAAGGTTCGCGCCAGCCAGGTCATAAGTGCCGACAGCGCGGAAGTCGAACGTGCATCCGTCGTAGCTGCCGTCGATCACGCCGGCGGAATTCCACTCGACCACGCCACCGCCCCACGTCATGCCGCTGATCGCCGGGTCGACCACAGTCCAGCCGCTGTTCAGTGCCAGCAGCGCGCCGGCTCGATCCCACGGCATTTGCAGATCGATGTTCTGCACGCCCCAGGCCTGTGAATAGTCGTAAAGCTTTGCGAAGGTGTCGATCGTGCCGGCGCCGAATGTGATGCGCTTTGTCGCGGCGTTGATCGTGGCACCCGTGTAAGCAGCTGCCACAGCCTGCGCGACCTGCGTGTAGATGTTGACTCGACGGGTCGCAGAACCCTCGTCGAAAAAATACCCGTAGTGCCGCACCTTCGTGATGAACAGGCCGTCGGGCGTGCCGTCAAACCACACATTCCCGCCAGACAGCGTTTTCATCGCAACGTCATAGGACAGCGTGAACGACCCGTCGAAGCCCGATACGTTCGTCGCGTCGATTTCAAATCGCTCCCAAGCGTTCACGCACGCCGCAGTCGCCGACACGCTGATCGACTGGCCCAGGCCCGTGACCTTGACTGTCGGCGGCGTCCAGTCTCCTGCGTTGTAGAACGCTGAATCGACGCGCACATAAACGATCAGCTTCACGGTCGCGCCAGAAGCACAAATGATGCTCTGGCTGTGCGTGAAGACACGGCCCAGGTTCACGCTGAAGTTGTGCGGCGTGACCTTGATCGTCGAAGCGCCAGACAAGCGCACCACGTTGTCGCGCACCATGGACGCGACCTGCGTGTGACGCTCTTGCTGCGTCGGGTCGCGCTGCTTGTTGATGTAGCGCAGGTCAATGTCGCCCTGGTTTACAAGCTCGTCGGCGGTTTCGAATGTCGCAGTCTCGCCTCGCAGCAGACAGTCTTCTACGACGATTGATCCCAGGCCGCCCACGCCACTACCGTATCGGATGAAGTAGTCTTGCCCAAATTGTGTTCGCCAACCGTGCGTCCAGCCAATATCGCACCGCCGGAATACCAGCGGCGTCGTGCCGGGTAGGGACACGAACTGTTGCTGACCTGAAAAAATGCAGTCTTCATAAACGCCTGCATTCGCGCTGCTTCCAGTGCCTCCGATGTTCGTCAACCAAGAACCACGGGCAAAACTGCCGTACCCGAAACCAGAAGTCTGCCTAAAAAATGTGCTGCCCGTTTCTTGCACCCGACCCGTACCGAAGCCCCAAGGTATTTGCAAAAACACGTTGTCTTCGGACACCAGCCCGGCAGGGCTGTTGTAGACCATAGGTTGAGTTGCGTGGTTGTAGACAGCCCGACGAACCTCAGGAACGTCACCGACAGGGGCCTGCCCCTCGAAGCTCAACGCCGTCTGGTTTGTAGAGTTGCCAAGTTCTCTAAGTTCAGCGTCATCAATGATCAGCTTTCGCGTACCCGGCACGCCACCAATGTGCTGCCTAAAACTCATCCGAGAAGTTTGCGTTGATACAGTGCTCCACGGGCGCACCAGCACATTGCTGGTCAGATTGCAGGCGCGGCAGCCTGCTTTGTGACCATTCGCCAGTCCTGCGGTCAACGTCACCAGATCGCCGCTGACTGATGCAACGGTAGCCGTACTCGACCTGTCGCCGGGCACGCTATCCATCGAGGTCGGCAGGCGGATCAAGTCGCCGGGCTGCCAGCCGCAGTTCGAGGTCGTCAGCCTGATCTGTGTGGCCCCAGCGACCACGGCTTGCGCAAGAACTGCGTTTCGGGTGCGGGTGCCAGATCCGCAAAAACTCACATACCAACTGTGGGTTGGTTGCCCGGACAAAGATGGCATATCCAGGCCGGTTCGAAATGCCGTCGCGGTGCGGTTGAGCGTCAACGTAGCCGTGACGCCCAACGGGATGCGATCAGTCGACGTGCCGAAGTCCAGTCGCCCGCCCGTTGACGGCTGAATCTGAATCCACCCTCGAACGATCAATTCGCTGCTGACAGTGCGAGACGCACGCAGCGTCCCATACACGTCGATAGCACCGCTGCCTGCTGTATTGCTATGCGGTGCGTCGTTGCCCCATGTGTATGTGCCGTCAAGCGTTACTGTGTGACCAGCCGCGATGATCACTTTGTCGCCGTCGATCGGGACAACGCCGCCGACCCATGTGGACGCGGCCGACGCAAGGCCAGACTGTGCTGATGTGATGGTCGCCATGTCTTATATCTCAGTCTGCGTGATCGACGACAGCGCGCCGTTGGGTGCGTATGCGAACACCTTCCTGATCGTCGTCTGTCCTGGCCTGACGTAGTCCAGCTGCGTCAGCACTCCAGCGGTATAGGCAAACAGCTTGTAGTTTCCCGATGCGTAGTCGATGCGACTGACGCGGCCCGAGGCGTATGTGAAGACGGGCGAGGATTCGGTGAAGGCGTCGGCCCCATCCGCCCCGGGCTCGCCCTCGACTCGGCCAGCGTTCAATGTCTGGCCCGTGGTCAGGGTAATGATCAGGTCGCCGCTAACGACCTCTGCCCTGTCAACGCTCACACCAGGCACGCCAGGAAGGCCGCGCACACTGCCAGCGTTGATCGTCCGTCCGTCGCTCAAGGTGACGATCAAATCATCGCCAACGACTTCAGTGCCGGTGATGCTGGTGCCCGCAGGCCTTTGCTCTGCTACCTCAATGACCACAGGGCCGCGCTCAATCATCTCTACGAGGACAGGCTCATCTAACTGAATGTTCAGATCGACGGCATTGATCTCATAGGGCGAGTCAAGGCTTACCGAGAGCGATGCAAAATCCACAAGCAAAGAGCTGCCCTGACGGTCCAGCAACACGTCGGTGTGTCGATACTCGACGGTAATGTCCTCAGTCACGAGTGACTCCCGGCGAGAGCTTGCAAGAGCCCTGTGCAAGTCTGATCACGTCTCCCGAATCACTGATGAGCAGGACGTCATACACCGCTTTTGGAAAATCCAGCCCCCGGGTCAATGCCGCAGGAACAAAGAAATCCAGCCGCCCTTCTGCAGCAACAATCGAGATCCCATCATTTGGAGAACTCAGATCGAGCAGAGCAGTACCGCTGCGCACATCAGATCTGAGCTGCATCTTTGCCGAGTAGCCGCTCAAGTCCATGGGCTGTGGTGGCCTACCTGTCTTGACAACAAATGAGAATCGAAAGTCTGCGCCCTGTTCAATCAAAAGGTCTGCGTTCAGTGCTGGCATGAGTACTCCTCAATATGCTGGGGCATCGGTGATCACATCGTCCCAAAGACGAAGCGGCGGGCGCGGGTGTAGTACCCGTCCCACGTGTGGCGGTGTGGCTTACCCGGCCGCCAGGTGCGCATGTAGTACTGCCAGCCGGCCTCGGCATCGTGCTCACCCGGCAGGCTCACGGGGTGAGACCACAGGAGCAGGCGGGCAAAGGCGGCGCCCAGGATGTCGTCCTTCTCCATGGCTTGCCACACCGCGCGGGGCTCAGCCTCCACCCCCCGGGCCTTGCACACCGACACAGCCAGCTTCTCGGTGTGCTCGTGCGTCAACACACCACGGACACCACCGCCACGCTCAAACTGCCACCAACTGCGAGCGGGGCCGATGCCGCCACCGTCCACGATCTGAACGCGGTGGACGAATCGGCTTTCCTGCAGGCCAATGGCCAGCAGCTGCTGGCGGGCACGCAGGCTGTCCATCTTGTTGGGCAGCAGCGCCAGGGCAGGCGAGATGGCGGTGCGCGTCACGCGCTGCAACAGGTCGTCTTGCATGTCAGCCTTCCTTGACTCGAGTTCGAACAATCAGCACAGCAAAGCCAGCGATCACGCACACGTCATGCAGCGTCGGTCGCTCCAGCGGCAAAAGGGGGGTCACGATGGCTCCAGCCCCGCCCAGGCCCAGCAGCAGCCAGGCGCAGGCCTTCAGCCAAGCGGTGGCACGTTGTCTGGGGGTGAGCCCTGGCGCCAAGGGCGCGGTGCGCTCCAACTTGTTCAGGGCCTCGGCCACCACCACCAGGCCGCACAGCCAGTGGGTCAATCCAAGCAGCAGCTCAATCACGGGCACCCCCATGGTCTGGCCGGTCGTCATTGATGCGGCGCAGCTGGCGGTTCACCAGGGCCACCAAGAAGCGCTGAGCGCCTGCCCCCACAACGAAGGCCAGGCCCAGCATCAAAGGCTCAAACGTGATGAGCCCGCCCACCACGGGTGTCAGGTAGCCCGAGGTCAGTGCCGAGGCGCAGGCCACGGACATCCGGCGCAGGCTGGTGCGCACGAGCTCGCGCCAGGTGTCGTCGCTGGTCGGCATCGTTTTGAGCAGCGTGATCCACGCTAGCGCCCCACAGAAGCCCGCGATCAGCACATCGGGGCGCAAGCCCAGCGACGTGCCCAGCACGGTCAATGTGGGCACCGTCACCGCTGATGCCGCCACCAGCGCCGCACCCGTTGTCGGTTCAGCCACGCTCACCTCCTTGAGCAAAAAAAAACCCCGCTCGTGCGGGGCTGTTGTTGGAATCCTTGTCATGACTCATGGGGCGTACACCCTGGGAAGGTGGCGCCGCTGGCGCTCTGACTCGTAGGACAGGCGGCAGTGATCACGCTCCAGCGGACGAAACAGTGCGTCCAGCACCCAGCGCGTGACAGCCCACCGGCGCTTGTGTCGCTGGCGCCATGCCCGAGCGCTCAGGGTCTCGTCCGCGTGGCCACCCAGCAGCGCGTTGGCCAGCTGATCGACAGCGATCAGCACATTGCGCAGCCAGGTCATAGGGCCTCCAGCTCGGCCAGCGCAGCATCGAGGGCGGCCTGCACGGCCTCCAGGGTGGTGGCAGAACGCACGGCGGCCTTGTGCTTGATGCGGGCCGCCTCGATCTCGGGGCCTTTGACGTAGGCCCAGAAGTCAGCCAGGGTGATGACCTGCTGCGCAATGTGCTGCGGCGTCTCGCCGAGGGCTGCGGCCTCTGCGGCGATGAACGATGGTGCGGGGCCAGCGTAACCGGAGTCCACCCACTGCCTGGCCTGCAGCTCTTTGCGGGTATAGGTCGCCTGCTGGCCCGGCACGTCTGTGATGTACCGGAGGCGGGCGCGGCCTGCAGCATCGTCTACTTGGGCCTGTGCTGCAACCTGCCTCAGTACCAAAACACTGGCAATCGCGGTGGCATCTGCTTCCCACACTTGCAGTTGGTGGTTCCACGCGTGCTCGGGGGTGGGGCGTACAGGGCGTTGTAAGACTTGCCCGCCAAACACATACAGCCGCTCAAGCCCCGCCGGATCAACATCACCCGCAAACTCGATCATGGCTTCGCCTGGGCTACTGATTTGGTACTCCGCTTGAGCAGCACTACAAAGTACGGCGCGGATCACCTCTCCCGTATTCTGGTCGAACACAATGTATTGATTCATCACCGTTTCCCTGAAAACACGATCATGTCGGATGGCGGCACAAAATAAAGAACGCTCATGCGCTGCGCATAATTTGACTGGCTCATCCTCAAATGCACAGTCACGTTATTTGTTCCTGCAACAAGGGGGACTGAGCAGGCGAAGCGAGTAAACCTAGCGGAACTAACGGTAGTCTGGCCGTTGTATGGGCTCGCCACTGTGTATCGCGTCACCCCGTTGACCCGCACATCCAAGTACAGAAACTTTGCCGGCCCGAATGTTGACCAAGCGTAGGAAATGATTTCGTCTGAATCGACGCTATTAAAGTTAAAACTACCCGGCGAGTCACAGTAAGTCACCGTCTTAGCGTCGGTCGTGGCCTTTCTTGTGTTGAAAAGCACGATTCCAGTACCAGGGCCTGGCAAGCCTCCAATCGTCGCCGACGCAATCTGCACCTCGTAGTCGGCAGTCCGGCATGTTCCGTCATAGACATCTTGGCGAGGCACAAAAGAGTAGACGCTAAGGAAAACCGATTCCTCAGCAATCTGCAAGGTACCGACGGCAGCCTGCTGAATCTTGGCAGTGGAAACCTCCAGGTCTCCAATCTTTGCCTGCGTGATAGCCGCATCAGCGATCTGGGCTTCTGTGATCCACGCTTCACCGATGAACGCCTGATTGATGAACGTCTGCCCGCCCACCACCACAAACGGGCTGGTCAGGGTTTCAGCATCGGGGTCGATGATGGCGAACTTGTTGGCCGCCACCAGCACCTGGCTTTCGACCTCGTCGCCACCGTTCTCCACGCCAACGCCGATGCCGGCCAGGTAGGTGCGCCCGTTGACCGTCAGGGACGTTTTGACCGTATACAGGCTGGCCAGCTGGTTGCTGATCTGCTGAATCTCGATCGGTCCCTCTTCGATCTGGTCTCTAAGCGCCTGGCTGAGCTGCGTCGCCTCGATCTGGTCTTCCAGGTAATCAAGGATTTGCGTCGCGTCTGAGGACACCTGACCTTGCACGCCACCTGTCGCGCTGGTGGGAAACCACGGGCCCAGGTTGTCGAATCTGTCAACCAGGCGGGCCCAGAAGAAATGCGTGGTACCGGCACCCAAGCCCATCAGTGAGTGAGTCGACTGCGGGTAGGCAAACTCATCCACCAGCACGGCCTGGGTGCGGTCGTTGACCGTGGCCCGCCACACCTGGGTGGCCTTCAGCCTGGGCGCCTCGCTGGGCACGCTCCAGGACAGATCAAAGCCAAAGATCTTGGGCGTGGCGGTCAGCGCGGTCATGCCCGGCGGCGGCAGGCTGACCATCTGGCCTGTGATGGTGTAGACGTATTCCTCCACGTCTTCCATGGGCTGCAGCGCGGCACCGAAGACGTTGTAGCTCAAGAACTTGAAGCGCACCTGCTTGCCGATCATCGACAGGTCAAGCGGCTCGCTCTTGATGATCAGGTCGTCCACCCGCACGAACTGCGAGCCCGCTGGCTTGGCCACGGTCTGCGTGCCGTAGGCGCCACGGTTCAGGTCGGCCAGCAGGTAGCGATTGGGTCCAATCAGGCCCGCTGATCCATACGCCAGATACTCGGCCGGGCCCGAGTTGCCATCGCGCACAAAGATCAGGCTGGCCAGGGCCTGGGCATCCTCGATGGTGGCGCTGAAGAGCTGGCCACCACGCCCCGCGAGCTGCACGTCCAGGATGGCATTGGCGGCCGCTGGCAGCTCGTCCATGATCTGTCCATAGCGTGCCCCACCACGGGTCTCACCCATCAGCTTGTAGGTCACGCCATCGTCCATCGAGGCCCACACCTGCGCACCACCCCACAGCGGCGTGGCACCGGTCACCGCCACCCACAGCGCCAGGCCAGTGCTGCCCGCCAGATCCACAGGCGCCTCAAAGATGACCGGGTCAGCCACATCGCCAGCCGGCGCGTTGAAGTTGACCTGAAAGCCCTCGCCGGCCTGGGTGCCGTAGCTGGGTGCATCGGCCACGCCAATGTCGGCTTCCATGGCGGTCACCCGGAACTCGTCGCCGCTTTCTTCGATCGTCAGGATGCGCACCGGCTTGCGATCCAGGCCCAGCGCCTCATCTGTGATCGTGACGAGCTGCAGCGGCCGCAGCCAGCCCATGGTCCAAGCCAGGCTGAAGGTGTACACGTTGCGCTGCGCCAGCTCGGCTTGGCACATCTGCGCGGCAATGCGAGCCCCCAGCTCGGGCAGCTTCACCGCCGGGGCCTTGATCGTGGGCTTGGCGCGGCGGCCGTGCACCGCGATGTGCGCGGTGTCTTCGTAGCTCACGGGCTCGGTGGTGTAGCCGTTAGACCGGTTCTCGATCTCCAGCGTCCAGATGTTGTACCCCACGTCATCGCCGCTGATCACCTCGCTCGACCCGGGCAGACCCTTGTGGCGCTCTACGCGGATGGAGGGCTCGCCTTCAGCGGGCACAAAGTGGTCAGCCGTCAGGTCGACCACCGGCGTGGTGTTGGGCGTGTACGTGCGGCCATGGGCCGAAGCGGCCTCATCACCCAGCGGCACAAACTCCAGGGTCTCGCCATCCCACACCACATTGGTGTTGGTGAGGCTGAGGATCTGCTTGAGTGCATCTGCGGCCGAGGTCTGTTCAGACAGCACAGGGCTGAGCCACAAGCCATTGGCAATGCAGTAGTCGCTGTACACACCCAGGCCCGACACCCGGGCCGGATCCCAGCCCGCGCCCCAGTTCTCATCGATGAGCACATCGGCCACCACGGTGGCAGGGTCGGCATCCAGCACCGGGCTGGCCAAGCCAGGCAAGGTGCCCAGCTCGGTGGACGTCGTCACCTCGAAGTTGTGGTTGTGGATCTGCGCACTGTTCGTCAGCTGGTAGTTGCTGGCGTACAGGTAGGCCATCCCCGGGTAGCGCAGGGCCTGCGCCGGGTGATTGGTCTCCAGCCAGGGCCAGATGGGCTGATCGTCGGCACCGCTGGCCAGGGCCAGCCCCACATCGGCCAGGGCCGAGGTACCGGGCTGAGCCTCTTGCACCTGGTAGGTGATCTCATAGTCGCCCGCTGGCGCCAGGTGAGTGAAGGTGTACTGGCCACCCGCGCGGGTGTACTGCGTGCCACGCTGCAGGCGCGACCAGATGCGGCGCAGTCCATCGGTGGGGCGCTGGCTCACGCGCAGCACCGCCACATCACCCACCACGTCTGCGCTTTGCGGCACGGTCACCACATGGGTGCTGCCGGCGGTCAGCGCGGGCAGGCTGATGGTGTGGCGCAAGGTGCGGCGCCGGGTGGTGGTGGCCTTGCCCTCAAACCGCTCTTTGCCCTTCCAGGCCGATGTGACGCCATCAATGGGGCCCTGACCCAGCATCAGGATCACGGCGGCCTCATAGGTGTAGGTGATGGTCTCTTGCGTGACCCCGCCGCCACCCTTGCCACCCTGGCGGCTGACCGAGCGGTTCTCGATCGCCTTGAAGCTGCCGTACCAGACCAGGTTGCAGGCCACACGGTACCGGCCCCAGCCCTTGGCCAGCACGGTGCCCTGGCTGGATGTCTGCACACGGATGTCGCTCAGGCGCTGCTCGCGCTGGGTGAGCGTGGTGTTCTGGCCGCCCATCAGGCTTGCCCTTTCGTCTGAATGATCGAAAACCAGCGCACATGGCGATCAGCCAGCGGCGGATCGCTGATCGGCTGGGCCAACACCACGCCCGCGCGGGCCAGTGCGTGCACGACGGTACCGGTGCGTGCGTTGCCATCAACGAGCACAGCGCCGTGGCTGTACGTGCGGCCAAAGCGGAACACGCACACATCGCCGGGCAGGGCCTGTGCGGCGTCCACCTCGACAGCACAGCGCTCCAGCCAGCCCAGGTAAAGCTCTTGGCCACGGTGCAGGTGCCACTGGTGGCTGTAGGGGCGCGGGTCAAACGCCTCAATCAGGCCCAGGCCTTGATAGATGCGCACCAGCAGCATGGCGCAGTCCACACCACCGCCCGGGCCCTTCAGGTCGCCCAGGTGGTGGTAGGGCGTGCCCAGCCAGGACTGGGCCTCTCTCACCACCAGCTGACGGACGTCACCGTGCGTCATGCCACGGTCTCCGGAGGGGGCACAAAGGGCGTGGCCTTGAATCGACCGCGGTTGTTGAACTTCAGGCGGCAGGTGGGCTCAGTTCGATTGCAGCCAGGCCGCACGATGAAGGTCTGGCCCACCTGCGGCGCCACGGGCAGCGGCAGGCCCAGCTGCACCGTGCCGTCGGCGTATCGCTTCACAGTGCGGGCCACACCGTTCATGGCCCCACCGACGAACTCGAGTAAGCCCAGATCAAACCAGCCATCGTCCTGGGTCAGGTTCGTGTCAAAAGCCATCAGCGCGGCCCGGCCGGTCCCAACGCCCGTCACCACGCCATTGACGCGCCAGGCGGCCTCGTTCAGCCCACAGCCTGGGTCAAACACCTGCCACATGCACTGCGGCTGCGCAGTCTCACGCGGCACCTGCACGTTCAGCGTGCTGGTCAGGCTGCGCACCAGCAGGTCGATGCGCCCGGCCTCCCAGGCCGCAGGGCCCGTCATGCCGCTGAAGCGCACGAACGAGCCCTTGAACACTCGGTCGGTGTCAAAGTAGGCCCACTCCAGCGTCACCTCGGCACCGTCCAGCCCGCCACGCTCGGCAAACTGCAGGGCGCTCATGCCGCCCATGCTGATGGTGTTGTCCACCAGCAGAGAGATGTTCATCTCGCTGACCTGCAGCCCGGCCTGCAGGGTGATCTCATCGCGCTCGATGCCGGGGCCGTCGCCCACGAACACGCGGCCATCAGGCAGCAAAAAGCGACCCGCGCCGCTGGCCCACTGGAAGGGATTCAGCCCGCGCGGCTTCAGGGTGAGCAGGTCGATGCGAAAGCCTGCCGAGCGCTGCGCTGAGACCATCCAGGCGATCAATGCAGGATTGATCATCGGTTCACCGTCTCGATCTCGACACCGGTGTCGTACAAGTCCTTCACAAACTGGGTGAAGGACATGCTGGGCTCCACAAAGGCCACCCGGAAGTAAAACAGGGACGTCGTCCAGTCGCACACCGCATTCAGCGCGGGGGCGGTGGTGAACTCCAGCCAGCCATCGTTGTCCAGCGTGAAGGCCGTGGTGGGCGAACCATTGACCCGCACCGTCGCAGCGGGTGCGTAGCCAATGGGTTCCAGGAACCCACCACGCGAGCGCACCAGGCGGAAGCGCCGGGTGCTGCCATCGCCAGTGGCAAAGATCTGCGGCGACGTGATCTGGTAGACCTCACGATCACGGAACAGGAAATCATCCAGGTTGCCGTGGCGGCGCTCGAAGAAGCCCTGCAGGGTCTGCAGCTCGGTGCGCCCAGCCCGCTCGCGCAAGAAGTTGTAGCGCAGCATCCAGCGGCGCACGGGGTACAGCCGCTTTCCCAGGGCGTAGCGCTTGCCCGAGGCTGCACGCCGCACGATGTTGTCGAACTCGACTTCGTGATCGCGCTCCATGGCAATGCCGGGCAGCGCGGGAAAAATGTCGTTGCTCATGGCTCAAAACCTCCGAGAGCGCTGACGCAGGCCCAGCTCGTTGACGATGGCCTTGCCGCCATCACCACGCAGCCAGCGCTCCACACTTCGCGCATCCAGGGCGCTGATGCTGATCTGCACATTGCTGCCAGCACCGCCGCCGCCACCATTGGCCGCCAGGCCCCGGATCACGTCGGCATACTTGGCCGGCAGAATCATCTCCTTCGCGTGGGCCTGCACCATGGGGTTGACGCCCGCAGGGATGTCAAAGCCCCCCTCAGCGCTGAAGATCTTGCTGGCGAAGCCACCCACAGCCGCCAGGGCACCCACCGCCATGGCTGGCGCCAGGAAGGGGCCAATCACCGGGATGGCCGAGATAGCCGCATACACAGAGGCGGCGGCCTCATAGGCCTTGATGCCGATGGTCTTGATGGCCGTGGCGGCCGTGATACCGGTGCTCATGGCCGCGCCCGTGGCCTCAGCGGCGGTGCGGGTGTTGACGCCCAGCAGCGTGGCGGCGGTCTTCTGTGCCTCACCAGCCAGCCAAGCGGCCATCGGCTTGGTCACCATCTCTTGCACAAAGGCCGTGGCCGTCTGCGCGTAGATGCCCTGCAAAGTCTGCATGGCCGACTGCTGCCCTATGATCATCCGCGTGGTCTGATCAGCCATGGCCGCCTCCATGCTCTGGAAGGTGTTCAGCAGGGGCTGGTTGTCTTCGGCCTTGCGGGCGCCATCCAGCTCACCCTTGCGGGCCTTGTGCTGGCGCTCCAGCTCTTCAATCTGGGTGTAGATGCGCTGGCGCTCCACCGGGTTCAAGTCGGGGTCTTTGGCCAGCAGCTCCAGGCGGGCCTCCAGAGCCTTGCGCTTGATCTCCAGGATGCGATCCTCAAAGCCCTGCTCCAGGGCCAGGCGCTCACGCTGGGTCATCAGGCCCATGGCCACCGCGTTGTCGGCCTGCTGCTGCTCCAGCGCGATGCTGGCCAGCGCGGCTTGAGACTGGTTGGCTGCGATCTCGTCCTGGATGGCACGCTGCTGATCAGCAGCACGCTGGCGGATGCGCACGATCTCTTGCTGAGCGGCCGAGAACTCGGACGACTCCGCGCCGAACTGAGCCTTGGCCGCCTGGGCAATCTGCTCAGCCAGGCGCAGCTGCTCTTCGGTGTTGTTGCGCCACTGGGCCAGCTCCAGGCGCAGGCCTGCCACCTTGTCTTCGTACAGTTCACGCTGGCGTTGCCGTTCTTCGTTGAGCTGGCGGGTGCGCTCGGCAGCGGCCTGGCGGGATGCAGCAGCAGCGGCACGCTTGGCCTGTTCTTCGCCCTTGGGGTTGCCCAAGGCCTGCTCCAGCGCCTGCGGGTTCACCACAGGCTGAGACTGCCCTGGGGCAGCACCGGGGGCCGTCTTGGGCCCACCGTCGCGCATGTTGGCCGAGTCCTTCAGCCCCTGGGTGATCCGTGCGGCATCAACCTGCAACTGGTCATACTGCGCCCGCAGCTGCTTGATGCGCTCGGTCACACGGATGGCGGGCGCACCGTAGCCCTGCTCGATCATCGCGCCCGGGTTGCGGTCGACCATGGCCTGCAGGCGCTCGATCTCTTGCACTGTGGTGCGGATCTGGAACTGCACCATGCCCGCCTGACGCTGCCCAGCGGCAATGTCGCCAAAGCCGGTGGCCTCTTTGAGGGCCTGCCCGATGGTCTTCAAGGTGCCCAGGAAGATCCCAGCGTTCTTGTTGTTCGTCAGCCAGTTCTGCGCCAGGGCATTCAGCCCGGGCAGCATCTGCTGCATGATCTGGTTGTAGACACCCTCTTGCGCCGCACGCAGGCGGTCCAGGTTGTCCTTCAGGTCGCCAGCGGCTGCGCCTGCCTCATCGCTGACCACCACGCCCAGGCGGCGTGCCTCTTCGCGCAGATCTGCAACACCCTGCTGGGTCAGGTTGATCAGCGGCAGCAGGCCAGGGCCCAAGCGATCGCCGAAGATCTCGACAGCAGCAGCGGTACGCAAGCCCTGGTCTTCGATGCCGCTCAAACCACCCACCAGGTCCATCAGCAGCTCATCTGCTGATCTGATGTTGCCCTGGGCAGTGCGCAGCTTCACGCCCAGCGTGTCCTCCAGCAGGCCCTTGAGCTGCTCGTCGCCGCTGGCTGCCGCCACCGCTGCTGCGTTCACCTTGTTCAGGGCCCGAACCAGGGTCTCAGACTCCAGCCCTGCAAAGCGGCCGGCATAGGCCAACTCGCTGAACTTGCTGGTGGCTATGCCTGCCTTCTGTGCTGACTCGTCCATGGCATCGGCCAAGTCCAGCTGCTGACGGATGCCATTGATCAGGGCAGCACCCGCCAGGCTAGTGCTCAGACCGATGACCGTACCGGCCACACGGGCGGTGCTTTCCTTGACGCTCTCGCTGGCAGCGTTGATGCGCTGCATGGCAGACACCGCGGCCTTCTCGGTCTTCTCCAACGCCGCAACGCCACCCGCTGCATCGCCCTTGATGCGGATGGTCACGTCTGTGGTGCTCACGGTGTTCCTTTCGCTCAGCCCATCAGGCCCCGATGGACCAGGGCTGCAAACTCAGCTTCGATGTCTTCGTCAGACTGCTCAGGCGGCGGGCCTTGATCGGCAGGCTCAATGCCCAGGTAGGCCTGCACCATCGCCTGCAGGGTTGGCCGCTGTCGCAGCTCATCCTGCAAGGCCTTGATGCGGCGCATGTCCAGCTCTCGCTCCCACTGGTCCCAACTGCCACCCAGCGTTGTGACAAAGCTGGCCACCACCTCATCAATCGTCAGGCCCCGCCCTGATCGGGTGGCGTTACGCCGGCCATCGCCCGCTGAGCCATCCGCTTTCCCACTTCGGCAACCAGCCGGGCCTCCTGCTCTTTGAGCACTGCGTAGGCCTCAACCAGCTCGGCATAGGTGGCCTCGCCCAGCTCGTCTGCCGTCATACCCGGGTAGTTGCGCTGCAGGGTCTGCAGCAGCACACCGGCCATCAGCTCTTGTTCGCCGGTCTCGGTGTAGCCCTTCTCCAGCGCAGCACGGGTGGCGATGTCAGCTTTGCGGATCTGCAGGGTCATGGGCGGCAGCACGTACTGCCGCCCGGCCAGCACCACCAGCTCACCCTCGTGGGCCACCAGTGGGCTGATCATCGACACCGGTTGATGGTGCACGGCGCTCATCATCAGCCCCGGAACATCTCGAAGACCTTGCCGTCGTCACCCGAGAAGCCCTTGAACGAGCCTTCAGGCATGGCGTGCTCGTTCAGCTTGAAGCCGAAGCTGGCCGACTCAAACGTGGCGTTGGCCAGGCGCAGGCCGAAGGGCTTGCCAGTGCGGCTGGTCTTGTACAGCAGCAGGCTGCAGAACACGCTATCACCGGCCAGGGTGTTGTTGACGGTGTAGGTCTCGCCCGAGGTGGAGTCGGTCAGGTACGTGAACAGGAAGTCATCATCGTTGGCGGCGTTGTTGAAGGTGTACACGCCCGTGGCTTCGTTCACTGTGTACTCACCCACGGCAGGCGACGAGGCCACGCGGCGCAGGGGGCGATCGGTCAGCGGGTCGACCACACCGTAGTCTTCACGGAAGTTTGCGGCGCCGTCCACTGTCACAGTGCCGCTGGCCACGGTACCCAGTTCGCGCTTGACCAGGATGATCGAGCCGGTGGTGCGGGCGGACGTCATGAACTCTTCCATCATCCAGCCCGGGTCCAGCTCGCCGGACTTGTACTTGCCGCTGATCGACTCGTTGCCCGAGGCAGCGTCTTCGGCGTACTTGTTTTCGCCGAACAGCTCTTTGATGTCGCGCTTGATCTCGATCGACACGTCCTGGATGATCGCGATGCGGCGGGGTGTGGGGTTGGCTGCGGTGCGCTTGATGTAGACCTCAGCGCTGTGGAAGTACAGGTTGTCTTTCGATGCCATGGTGGGCTCCTTTCAGTGGTCGGGTGTCAGGGTCAAAGCAGTGAGCCGCGCTCGTGGTCGTACTCGACCAGGTACTCGGCCTGCAGGTCACACATCGTCTGTTCGTTGTCGATGTATCGGAAGGTCTCGGTGCTGAGCTCGATCTGCACCGATCCGTCATTGAGGGCGCCCCAAGTGGTCAGGGCCTCATGGGCTGCGTTCAGCAGGGCGTGCGCCGCTTCGCCGGGCTCATCACCAGCCGTGCGCACGATCACCAGCACCGTGGCTTCACGGCCCTGCATCTCGCCCGCCAGGGCCGTCTGCTGCACCCGGCGGGGCAAGATGCACACGGCTGGCAGCGCCGTGATGTCCAGCGGCAAAACGCGCTCGCGGTACACGCGGCCCGTCAGCTCAGGAACCGAGTCACAGGCCTGGCGCATCTGCTCGATGCAGTCAAACAACTTGGTCATGTCGGTGTCCCCAAAACGGCCACCACCACGGCGCCATCACCGCTGAAGCTCAGCGGGTGGCGCACCGGGTAGCTGCGGCCACCAATCACCACCACCGAGCCCTGCGCCAGGCTGGCAGCCTGGGCATCTGCAGCGGTCAGCGTCAGGCTACGATCGCGCACCATCACGTCGGCTTGATCCAAACTCTCAGCGCGTGACGGCTCGTTGCGCACGCCATAGAACTGGTGGCCACCACTGGTGCACAGCTCGCCAATCTCGGCAAACAGCAAGGGCAGATCAGCCTCGGTCACGGCTCAGAATCCTTTCAATGCGCTGGTCAAACGACGCGCGGTACCGCTTGTTCACCGCCGCCTCACCCACCTGGCGCAGATCCAGCGCCTGGGTGTAACTGGGCATGCGCTTGGTGAACAAAAACACCGGGGCCAGGATCGAGCCGTGAATGCCACGACGCGACCAGATGCCCGCAGGCAGGTGCTGCTGCTTGCCGTTGCGCTCACCAGGGCCGTGGCTCACGAAGTACTCGACCCCGTTGATGCGCACATAGCCGTTCTCGCTCTTGCCACGCTTGGCCAGATTGGCCCGGCGCTTGTCGGTCATGTTGGCTCGGTAGCCCTGCTCTGAAAACGCGTTCAGGTAGCTCATCAGCTGCACGATGAACGACCCCTTCACATTGCCGTAGGCATCCATGTGAGCGGGGTCAATTCCATCGCTGGGCACGGCCGCCATGCCCGGGGGCAGGATGCCGGCTCGCTGCAGAGCCACCTCAAAGCGCTTGTTGCGGCGTGCGCCGCCTTTGGCCTGCGCCAGCAGCACCTTGGCCGGGTCCACCCCCTTGCCCCCCATGTAGCGGGGGTACACCAAGGCCTCCGGCTTGTCGACCGTGGCACGGTCAACGAAGGGGCTGCGCAGGATGTAAGGGGTGGGCCGGTCAAAGACTTCTCGCATAGCTTCCTGGAAGCCCAGGCGAGCCTCAAACGCCGAATCGTTGATGGCTTCGGCATGCACACGAAGCACCCGCGCCGGCGCGAGCTGCAGGGGCGTCACCACCTCCCGCAGATCGTGTTCGATGCGGATGTCCATGTGGGCCTCAGCGATCAGATGCGGCGTTCAAGGCAGCCAGCCCACTCAGGCCGGGTTGACCACGTTCTTGAACAAGAAGCCAGCCACCGAGCCAGCCAGCACAGGCTTGCGGGCATCGGTCACCGGGGCCACCATCGACTTGTGATTGCGGTCGTAGTAGGTCTCTTCCACGAACGGATGACCTTCCAGCTGGTAGGTGTAGCCGTAGGCAGGCGAGCCACCGTCGCTCAGCGTGGCCACGCGGGTGAAGGCCAGCACGGCGTCAGCACCCCAGATGTCCACGAAGCTGGTGTTGTTGTAGTACGTGGCCTCACCCACCACCACGCGCTCCACATCCAGCGCACGGGCGATCTGCTCCAGGGTGGCGATCTTGATGTCCTCATCGCGCAGGGTGGCAATGATGTCCGGATGGGCACGCAAGGCCTTGTGCACCTTGGGCGAGATGGTGAGCGTGTCGGGGTACACGCCGATCTTGCTGCGGATCACGTCCTTGGCTTCGCTGACATCGCCCACCGGGTCGCTCGCAGGGTCATCCCAGCGAGTGTTGGCCACGGTGTACTCCAGCTTGTTGTCGGCGCCGTAGTTGGCCAACGAGGTCGCCAGCACAGCCGCCTGGTTCTCGCGCTCGATGTCCATCAGGCGCTGCACGCCACGGATGCTGCGCTGGTACTGGTCCACACCAATGCGCACACCCTCTTGCTGGATCTCCACCGGCACCTGGGCTTCCAGGCTGTGATCGATCAGGGCGTAAGGCGCACCCTGGTGGCCAAACTGCACTCGCTTCGTCGCAGCACCCGGCGCACGGGCGGTGTTCACCAGGCGGAAGTCTTCCGGCCCGAACTCGATCACGGTGCCGCCGCGCTGCTGAACGAGCACCATGGGGAACAGGATGTTGGCGATGGGCGCGAAGGTGTGGGTGTAGCCGCGCGCGATGCTGGTGAGGATCGGGTCGATCACCCGGGCCTGTTGGGGCGTCATCTGGGTCATGTTTGACTCCTAAGTCGTTGGTGATGGTGGGGCGTGCTTAAGCTGCGTTGGGCAGCAACAGCACTTCGATGGACTGGCCAGCGGCGGTGGCGGCGCTCAGCGCCACGCCCACGCGCACGTTGGTGCTGGTGTGGGCCACCGCGCGGCCCTGGTTGTCGGTCATCACCGTGGCGCCAGCCGTCACGGCAGCACCGGCCACAACCTCGGTCGTGCCCAGCACATCCACGGGCACCAGGTCGCCGCTCTCGGCATCGGTGCGGGTCACGCCCAGCACAGCTGCGCCCGCAGCGGGCACGCCGCCAGCAGCGGTCACAAAGCGATTGGCCACCAGGGCGGCAGCAGCCGTGCGGGTCAGGCACAGCACCGAAATGGTCGGGGTCGTCATGTTGGGTTCCTTTCAATGACGAGTTGCGAAGATCAGCTGTGCGCTGACGAATCAGACCTTGTCGTAGCCCAGCGCTTGCAGGGCTGCGACGTAGTCAACGTTGTGCTGCTTGGCGTAGGCCTTGGCCTCGGCATCCATCTGCTCGCGCGTCTTGGCGCCGCCAGCAGCCGCAGCAGCGCCTGCAGCACCACCAGGGGCGGCGGCGGGCGCATCGCTGTAGTGAGCCTGGCCAGCCGTGGCCAGCGTGGCGCGATGGGCTTGCACCACCGCAGCAGCGGCTTCGGGGCCCGTGGTCTTGCCGTCAAACGCCAGCTGCTCGATCAGCGCCTCGTGGCCAGGCAGGGCCTGACCGCGCACGGCCTGGATGCGCTCACGCTCAGCCTTGGCGCCCTCAGCGCTGAACTGCGCCTGCAGTGCGGCATACAGGCCAGGGTTGCCGCTGGCCAGGGTCTCAGCCGTCAGCCCTGCCACAGCGGCAGTGACCGCCGCACTGATGGCGGCCTGGGTGGGTTGGGTGTTTTCGGGGGTCGACATCGTCGTGGTCCTTTCAGGAATGACAACGGGCGCCGAAGCGCCCGTGGTGGTTGGATGAATGGTGGCCGTTGCGGCCCGGGATCGCCCGCCCGGCCGACTGCCGGGAGGCTCAACCAGCAGCCCCTGGGGATCAGTGGCCAGCTGGTCGATGAGCTGATCGAGCGACATGAAGCCGTCCACCAGACCCGCATCGATCGCCTGCTGACCAATGAACACACGGCCATCGGCCATGTCAGACAACACCTGCTCGACAGACACGCCACGGTGGCTGGCCACGGCATCCACGAACAGGCTGTACAGGTAGTCCACACGCTCTTGCATGTGCTCGCGCCCAGCCTTGGTCAGCGGTTCGTACTGACTGGCGATGCGCTTGTAGCGGCCAGCGGTCACCTCGGTGGTCTTCACCCCGCTGGCAGCCTCTTGCTTGCTGAAGTCGCGATGCATGGCCACCACGCCAATGCTGCCAACCTCCACCACCGGCCCGCTGATGTACAGCTTCGCGCAGGCCGAGCCCGCCCAGTAGCCCGCACTGCATACCTGCCCGTCACTGAACGCCACCAGCGGCTTCACAGCACGCAGGCGCAGCAGCTCGGCACCCAGCTCAGGCGTGCCCACCACCGCCCCGCCAGGCGTGTCCAGGTGGGCGATCACGGCCTTCACATCCGGGTCGGCTTCGGTCTCGCGCAGCATGCGAATCACTGTCTGTGTCGACACCATGCCCGACACATCCGAGAACATCGAGGCCTTGGGCGTCATCACCCCATGCACCGGCACCACCGCCACGCCGCGCACCACCTCATAAGGCTTGGGCTCGTTGGACAGCGGACGGCCCAGCCGCGCCTCGATGGTGGCCAGGTCAGCCACCTCACCACGCACGTGAGCCGCGTAGATGTCCTGGATCTGAGCCAGCTGCTCGGGGCGGATCGCGCAGGGGCTGGTGAGGAATTCAGAGAGTTTCATAGGGCATCAACAAAGTTTGTCAATCCATCATCCGCGCGATTGACGCAGCGCAGCAAAGTGGCGTGTGATGGAAGCTCCTTTAACCACTCGGGAGAGAATATGAAGAAGATTACCTTTGCAATTGCCGCTGCGATTGCTTGTGGCGCGTCAAGCGCTGCACAGATTACCTTACCAAATACTGGGGCCACACTGAGTTTCTCAGATGGACTTGTTGTCAAGAGCATCGGGAACATTTGGTATGGCAACGACATGGAGATGGGCGACAGAGTTTTACTTGTTGCAGAAGTCAGCAAAGGGATTTCAGATTTCTTTTTTTCCTTATCGAGCGCCACAACCATTTACTCCGCCTCGGTGTTTCAAATGGAAGTATTAAAATACTCGGATGGCTTCAGAAGCGGAAATTACAAATTCTCAGCAAACACAATTGAAAGCACAAACTTCGGCAACGCCACCGTTTCATTCACACCTGGCACTTGGTTGTTGCCATCTGATGACGCAGATTGCGCAAGCGTGCTTTGCATGACACCAATCAAAGACCGTGCTTTCATTTCATTCTCAGTTTTTGCAGGGAGCGTTTCAGCTATAC